TTTACGTTTTCTCGTCCAGCTTCACCGCTCAGGCATTATGGGGCTGGACACCCTTCATGACATTGTCATACTTTGTGTCAATGACACGTGATTTAAAATCGTTTTCGTGAAATCACGAAAGCAGCGGGCGTCTGAAATTCAGAGCCAACATACGGGTCCTCCATTGAACCCGGTATAGTCCTACTTGGCTTGTAGGGCATCTCGATAGACATACCGTTAAGGCTGTCCACGAGAGCGCGCTTAGGGACCCAGAGTCCCGTAGCACGCACCGAAAAATTCGGATTTCCTTTGAGAATCCAATCTCTAAAGGCCTCACAATCCTCAGGGGTTGTCGAGAATAGATCGGCTTCGATTTTGTAAGCCCTATCTTGCCTTGCAACCTCGGTGACTAGAAAATCATCGAGAACCTCCGATGGAGATGGGAGCCTTCCCTCCCTCGTTGCAGTCGAAATCTCATCAAAAGTGAAGACGCCAGAGGCGCACGCAATAGATAACCTAATTGCGGAGATTCGATCTAAGGAGTCAGCAATCTCAGAGTACGAAATGTACCCTGATTTGCGGGCGTAGCGTTTAGCTTCACCGAACGAAATAGGATAAGTCTTCTTATCCTGAAGTTCACGCTGGAATGTTTCCAGCGACTTCGCTTCGTCCCTCCATTGGTTGAACATGATCTCTCCGTACTGGATGATCATATATTGACTCGACGGGTCAATCAAACCACGAGAAGAGCCCCCTGTGGACATCTTCTTGACAAGACTGCCAAATAACGGAAAAGGTTCTTTTCCAAACCGTAACTGGTTATAAATGGCAACAATCCTAGTACCATTCCGGTCTAGGATCTTCCTATAGAGTTCCTCCCTATCACCGCAGAATGGGACATTAAGTCCTCCTACAATTCTTGGGAGATACACCATAGGGTCTTTCCCGAGGTAGTCAGCCATCAATACACGGAATGTGTTCTTGATATGTTCGATTACTTCGGGGCGCTTATGGTTCATAATCTGATTCCATAAAGCGTCGCCTTTTCCCACAGCAGGGTTCTTTTCCCTGTCCATGCCGTTATCCACGGATGAGAAAGGCATTAGGAGCCGCAACTTGAAATTATCAATGTGAATGTCTTCACTTTCATAATCAAGCTGCCAAGGAGCCTTACCACAACCAATAGTTGTCGGAATAAGTCTCAGACACTCCTCACAATAGTTAACCCAGATTTGGGACCATTGTGGTTTCGTTGGATGGATTTCATGACCCAATTCGTTATGAACTGCCACCAACTCATCATGTTTCGCGCGCGTTGCTAGATTAGCAACGTCATCACCTGCCACGGCGAATGGCGGTGGACGCGGGACATCCTTATAGACCATAAGCTCTACGATTACAGAAGCTAAGCATAGAGCGGGTTTACACCCAGGATCAGACATGTGGACACCATCCTCAGTGAGGATTACACGGTGCTTGTCGTCCCTTAGGTCTCTCTTCACATACATGTACCTCGGCGCCAGAAGCAGCCCGAGACACTGATGGAAGAAGAATGCCTCATATCGGTTCTTTGCGAATGCATTTATTAACCGACTGAGGACTTCATACACAAGCTCGTTATTGAGCATGTTTGAAGCACCCGAGAGGTCGTAAACCGAAAGTCCTTCGGCGTCATCATATTGATGTTTCCCTCTCGAAAGGTCTACAGCAAAATCCCAACCCTTCATAGAACGGTTGAAAGCCGAGCGTAATGCCGGGTAGCCTTCGACTACACCTGATAACCAATGGCCAAAAGGTTGTAGCATCAGAGTAACAAAGGTAGGCGGTTCGGATAGAAACCTTACTTTATTACCCGATTCCGGTTGAGCGATCAATTCCGTTCTAATCCGAGTTCGAACAAAGTGTTTGCTTGGTAAAGCATCCTCCCACTCACAAGGAGGCCCGGGCACGTAGCCCATCGACACATTCTGTTCAACCGCAAGTTGGAGCATCTGATGAGGAAATGCCTCATCTAACCCGAATAAAGGGTCTTCAATCTTGCGTTGCTCATTCATCTCTGCGAAAGCAGTCATCATGAGCTCATCCGGAGCCATCTCGTCTCTGAATGAATTAGTCAGGAA